CACCAAAGGCTCTGCCTTTGGAATCCGCTAAAGGGTTAAAAACCCTTTAGAATCCCATTATTAGTAAAAATCAGGTATCTGATAATATGGATTAGGTGAATTTGTCGTTGTAGGTGCTGATTTCGGTAATTACGCCCTTTTGGCTGCCGGTGATCTCAACACAGCCGATCCTCGCGGACTTTATTTTCCCGAATGTTACAATATCGGATAACTCCTCGCCGTTGTAGCCACTGTATGAGCAGAAACTCCGCTTAAAGCCGCGGTATGCATATTTATCGCGGTACTCAAGAGCCTGCTGCGGGTCATACAAAAACTGCCTGTCAAGTTCAAAGTACTTGTGGCGGACGATACCGCGCGCCGGGACATCACTGTCGCTTAAACTGTAAGTGCCGTGATCTCCGTTGATATCAGCCATATGAAAATCACTTATGAGCCGTCGGAACGTAAATTCCTCTCCCATAGTCAGAAGATCCGAGGCGGAGTAAGTGTAGCTCTCGGGGGTGCTCATCGGAGTAATTCGTACAGTGTTAGTCCCCCTGACATACGGGTAAGTTCCGCATAGCTTGTAGGAGAGATTCGCGAGAGCGTCCCACATTGTGGAATTATTCTTAACGAAAATGTAGTTGCTCGTGTCGGAGTTATCCTCGTGCTCGACATAGGGCAGGGAATAGAATCCGTCCATAAGGCTGTTTATTGAAACGCCTGTTTTCATGCCCGGCTCTATCTGGTTCTGACACAGCAGCGAGGTAAAGCCGCGGGACGTAAGCGTGGTTATCTGTTTTCCGCCGTTCACTAAGGTCTTTATAGAATCAATAAGACCGTGATGAACGAGCTTGCCGGAAATGTAGAATCTTATCTCCGAGGCTTTGTCAAAGGCAGACGAATCGACAAGCATACGCGCGCTGAGTATCGAATACCGCTGATAAGCCTCTTTTTTCAGGTTGAACACGAGCAGTTTACTGCACTCGCTTGAAGAACCGTCAGTATTTCTGACCACGATTTTTACCGGAGTCATGTTTCATCACTCTCCTGTGTGACGGCATTTGCCGTGATTATGGTTATTGAAGCGTCCACGTAGTCAAGTCCGCTGTCCTCCAGCGAAAAGGCTTTCATGTGACAGCCGCTGAAAACAAGACCGCAGTAATTGACGGTCGTGTTCATAGTGCCGCGCAGGAGATTGTACATAGTAAGCAGACTGTTGAGCGGCTTGTCTCCGGCGTATATCCTGCCCGAAAAAGTCATTTCCATGGCGCGGCCCGATTCGTTGGTGATAACGCCCTCGCCCTGCACGGTAGACTCCTCGGTAAATCGCCTTGCCGCGGCTGCCTTGAAGTGCTCGCAGTACAGTGACAGCGGCCCTATCGACATGAATGTCGGCTTTCGGGAATTAAGCTGAGTGGTTTCCGTCATTAGCGGCTCCTTTCTATTTTGGTCACACCGCCTGCCGAAAGCTTCACGCACAGCACAAGCCGCTGAACATTGCTGTCAAAGCGGAGCGTGAGTTTTTTCAGCGAGCAGCTCAGACCTTCCAGTTCGTGAACAGCAGGCTGAATACTGCTGTCGTAGAAACTGTAAAGCTCCTCCGCGGAAAACTGTGCAGGAGCCGTCACATTTATCTCGATCTCCGCCTTAAACGGCAGGTAGATCATATTGTAGGTATAGATCGGAGTTGTGCTTTCAAAGGCACTTATCCCGACCGTAGTGAAAATTCCGCGGTTCTTTTTCTCAACAGGCTTTGCATCAAATGCGCTGTATACTTCGTCCGCACCGTTGCCGCGCAGAGCATTGACAACGCTGTCAATTATTTCAGTAAGCATCAGATTCCCTCCCCGTCTGCGGAAATTCCCGCGAATATAAAGCTTTTTGGCTTGATAATATCGCTGCACAACTGCATATGATCGCGCAGAAGCTTTTGAGCATACCTGAGTGCGCTGTTTTCACCGTTTGTGAGCATTTTTCCCGTAAATGCGGCTGTAGTTCTGTCGTGAGCCGATTTAAGCTGTTGGACGTGGTAATTTGCAAGAGCCGCTGCGAGAAAGTCCACCCTCAAGTCAGACTTGTCCGCCTCGCTGTTGAGCATTTTCTCCGTGAGCCTTACCGCGAGGTCTATTATCGGCTCAAATTCCTCCGCGCTTTCCTCGCCCGAAAAAAGCAGAAAGAGTGAAGTTATCTTTTCTGTGTTCATGTAAGCCTCCTTATTTCATGGAAAAACCGCTTTCCGCGGCTTCGTCTGCGCTGTCCGCCGCAAGCTGGAGTTCAGCGCCCTTAGAACCGGCAAGCTGTTTCTCAAACGACTTCTTGAAAGCGATCAGTTGAACCGAATCCATGTTCCCTGCGGATAAGCTTGCAATATCCGCGGCAGCCCTGCCTGCACAAAAGTATGCGAGACGGCGGATATCACGTCTCAGTTCGGCATTGGCAGCTTCCGCATCGGGATTTACAGGAGTGCCGAGCTTTCCGTTTTCCGTATATCGCTTTGTAACGCCGGCGTTTATCTGCGCAGGAACAGCAACAAAACTCCACTCGTATGAGTCTGTGATATCGCCGAGAATAGTGTGGCAGACCTTTCCGCCGTAGCTTTTTCCCTTTACATGAGCGCACGAGCCGTTTCCCGAGCCGCACACGGAACAGGTTCGCTTGGCTGCACTGCATGAAATGCTTACTTCCTTTTTTATTCCGCCGTCAATTTCCTTGATAAGTTCGGCATTTGACGAAGTTCGCACCATGTAAGCCTCTGCCTTTAAATAGCGATAGGGAGCGCCGGAAGCGGTGGTTCGGCTCTCGTCGGTCATTATCTGTGTGTCGAAAATACGCGCGGTCTGATTGGCGGAACTCGGGTCGTGGTCGGAGATCCCCGTCCTGCCGATAAACTTTTCTGCAAGCGTTACAAGAGCCTCGTCCGAAAAACGCTCAAGATCGCGGTCAATATCATTGTCGCAGAGAATCACAGAAAAGGTGTATACCTCGTCCTCGCCAAGTTCTCTGCGTGTAAATCTGTTGATTTTTTCCAGTGTGGTCTTTTCCATTTCTCCTCCTTAAAATATACCTGTCTTTACAAGCAGGTGTTTGTAAAGACAGGTTAAGAGTTTTTCAGCCGGAATCACTTAGTGATCTTGAGCACCTTTACAGCGTCAGGCGTGATCTTTCTGAATCCGCAGGTAATTGAAGCAGTCATCTGGTCAAGCTGACGGTCAATGAGCTTATCGGTCTCCATAACAAGTTCGGTGCTTGTGATGAATTCAAGAGCATAGTCGCGGTCAATACCGATGATAGTATCCGCACCAGCCGCGGAAGTCTTGATAAGTTCCGAACCGAACGGGAGAATGAATCTTCCGTCAGCGTCCGCGGAACTGTCAGAGAGCTGATCCATAGCGGCGATCTTGGCAGCGAGCGCAGGAGAGGCGATAACGGTAGTCATGTCAAAGCTCTCGAACTTGCCGTAAAGTTCCGCGAGATCAGCGTAAGTAAGTTCCGTTGTCGAAACCTCGTCCGCACCGTCCGCGAGAACCTCGACAGCCTTTTTGACAACAGCCGCAGCAAGTCTTACACCGACGCTTCTGAGCATAACGCCGAAAACGTCAAGTCGCTGCTGACGGATAGATTCGTAAGAGGCGCTGATAAGTCTGCCGTACTTTGCAAGAACGGTAGCAGCCGAACTTTCTGTGACAGTCGCCGTGGGGAGCGTTTCACCCTGACTGCAAACATCGTAAGCTGTGCTGTCGTCAAGCACACAGCCGAGATACTGACCGCTGTTCACAACGGTCTTTACCGCGCAGACAGACGAGAGAATGGTATCGTCAAAGCCCTTTCTGATAGAGCGTGTAACGAATTCGGGAAAGAGAACAGCGGATTCTGTCGAGGTGAAGAACTTCTCCACGCTGTCGCAGTCGCTGCCCTTGACCCTGATGTTGAATCTTTTGAGCTGTCTCTCGAATGCATCGAGCTTTTCAAGAGGAGTGCCGCAGTAAGCCGAAGTGGGGTCAAGCTCCTCAAGAGCCGCCGTGAAAGACTTTCCGCTGAGATTATAAAGACCCTTTTCAAGTTTGATATCGTTATACATAATTTACCTCCGTTTGATCGTTGTATTTTTCGGCAAGACGGAGTTCTATCTCCCTTGCCTGAGCATTTTTCAGCCTTGCCTCTGCAAGAGCTGATTCGTCCTGTAGGTTGATGTTGTCCCATTCCACGCGGCAGACGGCATCAGAGCCGACCGAGCAGAGATAAGCGTTTCCTATCTCGCATATCACCGGCGAGAGCAGTCTGCGGAAATATTCAAGTTCCGAGGTCAGGATATCCGCCTGCTGAGAGGACATTCTCTCCGTGCTCGTCCAGTTGAGACCAAGCAGGAACGGCGGGATCGAGAGTTTGGCTATTAGCTGCTCCATTATCTGCCGCACGGGAACATTAGTGTCGAAGATCTGATTATCCGCGCCGATGACCTTGATATCAACGTCACCGACAGCGATAAAGTCCTTGACCTGACCGTATTTTGCCGAATTCATGCCGTCAGCCCATTCTCGGGCTATCTGCTGTGCCCTTTCGCGTGTGTACATCATGTCGCCGAGGTCGGAATCGGGCTTGTAGGTCACGGCATAGCGCACATTTCCCGCGCGTTCATAGTTCTGGTCTATACATTGGTATATGCGCAGGAGAATGCCGCTGAGGGAGGGAAGTCCGCGCAAAAGCGAGTGGCCGCCCGTAAGCTCGGCATAGACTATCCTTTCGGGGTGCGGAATGGTTCTGCTGTTCCCGTTCGGGGAGATAAGCGTGTACTTTCTCTCAAACGGAGCAGTTCCCGCACCGACTCTGACCGCGCAGACATCGGCGTTCCAAAGTCCTGCAATGCGCTGATTTACGCTGTCCACAGCGATCTCTCCGACCGCGCTCCCGTAGGTGAGCATACTGTCGAGAAAGTTATCGGCAAAGCAGCCGATAGACCTGCCTGTAAGACCGACGGGAACATTTTCGAGAAAGCTGTCAAGTTCCGCCTGCATATCCTCGTCATCGCATACGACCCTGAAACCGCCGGTAAGGCGAATTATCTTGGTAAGGGCAGCGTCAATGACGGGAACAGCGAACCTGAGCCTGTCGTAGAGTGCCTTTTCAAACGGCTCGACAGCATTCGGCAAAGTCTGCAAAGCAGAAACTCCGCGCTGAGCTGACACTATCTGAACCTCAGCCGCAGGGTTTCTTTTCTTTTTAAAAAGCTTCATTTTTCCTCCTTTCTGAGCGGTGATGCGGACTATCTTGCGACCGAAATGGCGAAGAATCCGTCCTCTTTCGGCTGAGCGAGCGTGTCCATAACGAAGTATCTCATATCGTCCATAGCGTGGTCGTTTTCCTTAATGGGCGCGTCAATGCCCGTCTTTTCGCTCCAGCGATAGAGATGAAATTCGCGCAGGATATCTGTGCAGGACTCATGAAACCTCAGCTTGTTCTGCCTGAGCGCGGTGCTGACATGGCGTATTCCCGTCACAACATCATTGTCAGCCTTGACAACGTGAAATCTTCCGTGACGCTTTATGCATTCGATAAAGCTTGCCGCCGAAGGGTCAGCGATAACCTTATCGACTTTGAGTCCGCCGACAAGTTCCTCCAGTCCGGCATAGTGTTCCTCATCGGTTCGCTGTATTCCCGTGCGCCTGGAGGAGTAGTAATACTCTCTCAGGCGGTGCCATACACCGTCATGAAGTCCCCACAAGCCGAACGATGAGGGATTCACCGTGCCGTAATCACAGGAGACAACATATCTCTCGCAGTCGATATCGCCGCTGAAAACGTGCTTTTTCTCATCAAACATGGGATAAATAACTCCCTCCGAAGCTGTCCATTTTCCGAGTACGAAGCGGTCGTAAAAGGTACCCGAATATAGCCGCTTGTAACGGTTTTTCAGCTCCTGCGTGAGAGACGGATTATCGTCCATGGTAAAATGAAGATACAGCGCGCGTTTTTCTTCAGCCTTTTTGATCCACTCATTGTAGAACCAATGCGAGGGATTATCGGGATTGCAGTTGAACCACATTTTTGAGCCGATGACCGAACATCGCGCAACAGCCTGCTCCACGAATGAACGCGGCATAAGAGCGGCCTCGTCAAAGAAAACTCCCGACAGCGTCATTCCCTGTATCAGTGAGGCAGAACCCTCGTCCTTTCCGCCGAACAGATAAAAGCGGTTAGTCTGTCCGAGAAACGTGAGGTCAATGTAATTTCCGCTGACTCTCTCGTTTATGCCGAAGCCGAAATCCTTTAACAGTGGGACTATCGGCGTGACTACATTTCTGCGGAGAGAAGTAATGGTCTTGCCGCATAAAGCAAAAGCGGAATCGTTAAAGTTTCCCGAAGCCCACAGCATGAATCCGAGCGACATTGAAAGCGTCTTTCCGCTTCGCACCGCGCCGTCACAGATGATAGCGTCAAGTCTTTTTCCGCGTTCCGACTTCCACCAGTTCATGGCGATACGCTGCTTTTTTGAGAGCTTAGTTATCGTCATCGCCGTCACTCTCCCCTCCGGTAAGAGCTGCTAAAAGGCTTTTAGCCTTGTCCTTTTCGGAGAAAGCGTTTTCAAGCTCGTATAGCTTTTCGAGAGCCTTAAGCCTGTCGAAGAATCTCACTTCAACGCCGCCGCCCTTGTCGCGCTTGATTTCCGAGACATTGAAAAGGTCGAGACCGTCAATGACAGGCTTTGGCGGAAGTTCGTCCGCGAAAACGAGGTAAAGAGCGTCTCGGCAGCTCCCGAAAGCGAGCCGTTTGAGACCGGCAGCAACATTTCCGTCATCGCTGAGTATCCTGCGAAACTGCGCGATCTTTTTGCGGCAGCTTTCGCTTCTGAGGCACTTTAGTCCCTCGCTTAGCGCAGAGCCTTTTTCAAAGCCTGCCCTTTCTGCCGCCTCGGTAAGATTCCCGAGCATCGCGTACCAACCGCAGAAAGCCTCCTGCCTTGATTTGTTTTCCTGCATTTTTCTGACTCCTTTCCGAACGTCATCACCGTTCATAAGGGGT